TTTCTTCGAAGCCTACTGTATATGGAGCCCAGGCGTTAAGTAGATTAGTCATTTAGACCTCCTAAAAGCAAGGTTGATGTATTACAAGCCCGAAATGGCACTTGCATATTATTTATATATCAACCTTGCGGTAGAGGCAAGTTACTTCTTGGGCTTGCGACCTTTTATAGCAGCCTTGGCCTTCTCTTCAACCTTTTCAGCTACTTTCTTGGTCTTAATCTTAACTTCAGCAACAGCTTCCTTGACCTCTTCCTTAGCGGCCTCAACAACCTGCTCTACCTTAGCTTCAACCTTCTCTTCTACCCTGTCGAGAGCTGCGTCAAGTGGCTTATTACGCTCACGCTCTCTCTTTACAACCCAATAAACGCCGTAAACAGCAGCGCTAACTGCTATTAATGTAATAAATATATCCATTTTACTTCTCCTGAGGAAATAGAACCCGCTTTAGATTAGGCTCTTTATAGTTAGGTCCTTTTACTACCTTACCGTATGTATTTTTAATAGCCTTTCCATCAAGTCCTAGCTTTGTCATGTTAGAACTATGTACCTCTTCAAAGGTCTTGTTCAGGTTAATACCAAACGTATGTCCAGCTCCGTAAATAACATATAGTAAGTCTGTCAGAGCGTCAGCTACTTCTACAATATCTTTGTAGGCAATAGCTTCTTCTAGCTCCTTAAGCTCTTCTCTAATTAATCTTACACGAAGAAAAGTCTCGTCTTCCAAAAAAGGAAAAGAAGGACGTGTTTCAACGTTCTGATCACATGCGTTCATAAAATCACGAACGCGGTCAAAGTTAGTTTTCATAATTTAATTCCTTGCGTTACGTCCAATATTATATTTTGGCACAAGTTGCCATTCAGCTTTCTCTTTATAAGATAGTACTTTAATCTGACTTAGCGGGGCGGTAGGTTCTACAGTCTTAGCAGGGTCTGTAATTTTAATAAGTCCCCACTCTTGTAATAAATTAGCAATAGTGTTTCGTCTTGCTAAGTCCTTCTCATCGAAGTCAGCAGGGCGGCCGTCAAGCTTAAAGAGCTCTTTAAAATGAACGAGATAGTACTTGCCTTGTTTGTGTAGAATATGACAAGACTGAAACACAACTTTCTCTTTCTTGGATGCCACACCAATACGTGTTAGGGTCTCTTTGACCTTAAGAAAATCTTCAGTACTTTTAAGAGATATCTCTACCAAACTATCAACTTTAACATTCATCTATCCACCCTTTTTAATTTTTGTTTAATGGTGTTAACTTCAGAGTCGGATAGAATAGATAGTGCTTGCTTAGCCTTCTTATTATTATAGCCATAATACTGCTTAACAACATCTAGATTATCGTCATCCACTCTCTTCACCCACTTAGCATAACGCTTCATTGGACGAATACTATTTAGATAATATTTAAACTGGAGATCGGTATCTAGATGATGCAGCCTATTCATCTCATTGGCGTAGAACAGACAATCTGGATATAATGCCAAGGCTTTATTTACCACAAAAGACGCATAGTCCTTTTTACTCTGTTCTGGTTCGTCCTCGAATAAGTCTTTCTTATTATGAGTGATAGCATTTACAAAATCAAACGGAGTCATTACTTAAACTCCGCCTCACTCATAATCTCGATCAGACATGCCATAATATTAATCTCTTGATCGGCTACAAAGGCATTCTTATACTGATAATCAGCTAGGGTGACGATAAGTTGAGGTAATGCTTGTGGCTTTACCATCTCGCTAGCATTATCGTAGATCGCGCGAAAGAACTCACTAGCATCTACGTCGCTATTCTCACTAACCCAAGCACGAACATCTTTAAATGACTTCTTCTTCATATAAGAGAGAAGAGTCTTGATATTACTGTCAAATTGATTGGAAAGAATACCTGTATCGATCTTTCCTACAGCACTATAACGCTGTAGCTCGTTCAATACGCGACGGAAGTCGGGGAAATGCTTGGTAATAACCTCAGCAATTACCTTGTCATCATATTCTACATTCTCTGTTTTAAGAATGTTACATACACGCTTATAAAAGCAAGCAGCAATCTTTGGCTTATCTTCCTTAGTAATCTTAAACTCGATTACAGAGCATCTCGAATGTAGAGGGTCAATAATACGATTACGGAAGTTACACGTTAGAATAAATCCGCAGTTCTTAGAATACTCTTCCATAAAGTTACGAAGAGCAGGCTGAGTAGAGTTAGGATTTAGATAATCAGCCTCGTCAAGAATAACATACTTACGAGAGCTTGTAAAAGAAACCGTAGATGCAAAGTTCTTAATCTCAGTTCTTAGAGTATCAATATTACCATTCATAGATCCGTTGATGACAATATAGTCGCACCCGATCTCTTCTAGCATAGCCTTAGCTGCGGTAGTTTTACCAGTACCTGCAGTACCGCACAGAAGTAGATTAGGTATTTCCTTATTATCTACGAACTGCTGAAATACAGCTTTAATATTAGTAGGTAGTACACAGTCTTGAATCTTACTAGGCCGGTACTTCTCGACCCACAGAAACTCTTTCATTTTTCACCTCATCATAATATAACATAGTATAATCATATTACAAATATAAAACAAGAGATAGGGTATTTCTGCCCCATAAGCTTATGAAAAATGGTGCCCGCAGAGAGATTCGAACTCCCAACCTACGGTTTACAAAACCGTTGCACTACCGTTGTGCTATACGGGCGTAAAGCGGATGAGGAGAGTCGAACTCCGCGATCTTCAGCTTGGAAGGCTGCTGCACGCCCCCTGTGCTAGTTCACCCGCATAACAGTCTTGTATAACTGTTATATTATCGGACCTCTACTAGCTAGTAGAGGTCCTGGCTGGCCAGGCAGGACTCGAACCTGCGACCCAGGGATTAACAGTCCCTTGCTACTACCAACTGAGCTACTGACCATTAACTAAATCAATATTACCTGCTACTGAAATTCTATAACCATCGGAAGTATAAAAAGGGTAAACAGAATGCCTTCTTTTAGAATATTAAATATATCTACAGGTAACTTACAGGTAACGATACCGGGATTATTATTTAATCTAAGTTCCGTTACCTGTAACAGTACTTAATTAGGCGGTAGCCGTCATACCAAGCTCGTCCGCACCCACAGCAGCGAACGCAGTAGCTACCATAGCGCGAGTAGGAGTACCGAGACGATACTTTTGAGTAACGATACCCTTAGAGTTAGTACGACGATTTAGATAGATCGCAAAACCCTGAGTACGCAGAGCATGAACTAGCCCACGACCACTAGTTACAGAGAAACGAGACTCGATCTGACGAGCCGTGAGTTCTTCACCATTACGCAGAGCATTTAGTAAACGAGTAGTTGCAGTCATATTATACATCCTTTTCAATTCACAGCACCGTTGCTGTATTTTAATAATATATTAGTGAGAGAAAATTATCAAGAGGATTTAGCCGCAACCCAATATGTAATATCGGAGGCGGTAAACTTAACGAAAGCCCCATCAGGGATACTTACGTTATACTCTCGATTAAGAAGCTTCATATTCTCTACCTTGAAAGAGACCTTAAAGCTATTAGAAGACTCACCTACCTTAACCTGATAACTATCCGTTGTAGAGTTCTTATCATTACTCGCGTAGATAAGAATATCATCAGAATCTTCATCCGATCGAATAGAAATATCGGGAAGTTCCAGTACACTAGCAGCCTTAATTACATTGCTAAGAGCAGTATAATCAAGATTAAAAGTAGCCTGAATATTATTCAGAGGTACTTCCTTATATGGGGAAGACTTAATCATAGAAGGTTCGGCATACGTATACTTAATCTTACTATTATTCGTCTTAATAGTAAGCTGATTATCTCCTAGATCAATCTCACCGTCGGGCATGACTGATAAAGCACCAAGGAACTTACTGAGTTCGTAGATAGCAAATTCACGAGGAATACTCTCATCAATATTAGCCATTGCTAGGATCGTATGTTCTTTATCAATAGTAGAGATAACATTACCCGCCTTGAATAGAATAGACGGGTTAATATTATTAAAACTCTTGAGAATCTCAAGAGTCTTA